GACCACCGCTTAAAGTATTGGTGGATGCTCCGGCAGCAGCAAATGTAATTCCTGATGCCTCTTGATCCCAACCAATATCAGACTCTGGGGTATAACCTGAAATAAATCCAGTAGTTACGATTCCTGTAGGAGCGCCACCAGCAAAAATGTATTGGGAGTTAGTAGCAATATATTTTCTCCAGTATGAAGGGGAACCTACTGAGAACTCTGCATCAGTTGCTTTAGAAAGTCCAAGATGCTTCTCAAGGATAGTTCCCGCATTTCCAGTAACTACTCCGAGAGAGTCAATAACTACAATATGTACCTCATCAAATCTTGAGTCTCTAGCTGCTGCATAAGCAGTTGTAGATGGTCTAGGAGCAATGTTGTTCCAGTTGATTGTTGAAGTTGTTGTTACACCAATTGTCTGTTGGTCAAACCAATCAATACTTGAAGAAACTGCTACTGTAGATACTCCAACACCACTTCCGTTTACTACAGTTACGTTTCCTGAAGTTCCAAACTGATAAACACCACCTGGTTGATAATCCACTGTGGTTTCAGTTCCAGCAGCAGATACTTGACTTAGAACCTTTACCCCAATCTTTCCAGCATTAATTTCAGTAACAATGCCCTTAAGGTAACCATTGAGAACAGATGTGGTTCCAGTACCAGGAAGAACTGATGAGATTGCCTGAGTTATACCATATCCAACTGAAACACCCGCAGTTGAAACACCAAGAATTTGGTCTGCTTTAGCGTCAATTATTGCCACTCTTACGCCATTTGCCCAAGAACCTGGATTTCTAGCAGCAACTACAACTCCTGGAATAGTATTCTCATCATATCCAAGAGTTTCGTAATGCTCTAGACTCTTAATCTTTACACTAGAAGCAGTTCCTACAAAACCATTTCTTAGGTCGTCGTCGTCAGCTCTTACAACTCTAAGTGATCCACCATAGGAAAGGTATGAAGAAGCAACTAACCAATGCTCATAATGCTTATCTACATTATATGGTTGCCCAAAATTGTTCAATAAATCATTTTCATTCTCTACTAAAAATGGAGAATCTACAGGTCCCTTTGCGAATGGGGCAACAATTGCCCCAATCTTATTCGATGAAGGAGTAGCTCTTCCAAGTGTTAAATCAACTTCTCTTACTACAATTCCAGGAGATGCTAAATTTAGCGGCATCTTTATTCTCCTACAAGTCCAGAATTATTCTAAAAGTATTTATAAATTCCTACCCTTTTAATTATCTGTACTCCCACATATAAGATTTATCCCCATATTCATCAACATTCCATATCTCAGCAGTCTCCAATTTATTAGATTCAGTGGCAAACATCCATCTATCTCCTGTTTGTTGATCTATGAATGATTCCATTTCATCTAAACCATCAGAAATAAATCCAAAGGGTGACATATCCTGTTCAATTTGATTTTTCTGCTCCTCATAAATTCTCTTACGGACATCATTATCCGTCATTTCTTTAAAGTAGTCTTGCGCTACTAACCAAGAGAAAATTACAAGACACATTGCTAAGTCATCATTACAACCTTCTTCTGCTTCGAAGGAATTATGCTTTTGCGCGAACGTTGTCAATTCACTAATCATATCATAATCATTAATAAGTAACTTATCATCTTCCAAAAGTGTTTTTAGGTTAGAACAACCCAACTTTTTAACTGAAGAGGTCATACGAACTCCAAGTTGTGACTTCTTACCACTAAAACCAGATCCAACAATCTGTCCAGCACGACCACGCATTGCACACATTAAAACATTATCATATTCCAAGTCAAAGTGAAGAATATTTGCAACTTGGTCTCCAATATCATTAACTTCAATTAATAACCAAGAATCGTTATATCCCTTCGCAACCTCATGAATAATGCTTGGAAAAAGCATAGGTTTAATTTCATTGTTCCTATATTTTGCTACTGCTTTATATGGAAAATTTGTAATATCAAATACAACAAATGCTGAATAATCATTTCCCATTCCTCTTGCAACGTCAACGGTAATCAAATAATTATGCTCTTGCTTTGGATGTTCATAAACATCTAATCCAGCATTTCTCTTAATCGGTTCATCATAAACAAGATTTCTAAGTTTTGATGGATTAATAAGAGTATTAACGGAACCTAAGAATTCACATTCAAACTCTACCTTAAACTGTTGTTCGGAGGTGTTTGCAATTGTCTGCTCTTTCCAGTGCTCGTCTCTGCCAGGAACTTCAGACCAATGAACATCTGTTGGTACATATTCGTTCTTACCTTTTTCCGAATCATGCCACATGCGGTAGAAATGATTCATACCGCGAGGCGTTGATACTATGATTACCTTTGTTGATTTACCAGAAGAAATAGTAGGATAAACAGAAGCGAAGAAGTCGTCAGCAATATGGTTAGGAATAAACGCAAATTCGTCCAGGAATATAATATTATAAGAGCCACCGCGTACCGCAGAGGCGCTAGTAGAAGCAGCAATAATTTTTGAACCATTTTCTAACTCCAGTGAACCTTTGTTCCAGGATAGAATACCCTGTTGCATCCACTTGGGGAGGTTTTCATAAGCAAGTTGCAATCTCTGAAGCAGGTCACGTGCAGTGGATGCTTTGTTTGCAAGAATAGCTATATTGACATTATCGTTGAATACGGCATAATGTAACAAATATGAAACACAAGTCGTTGATTTACCCGTCTGACGGGGCATCTTGCAAATATTAAATCTATGTTCGTGGAATCTTGAAATCAATTTCTCCTGGAAAGGATACATTTTAAATGGAACAAGACCATGGTCCAGAGAAACAATCTTAATATAATTTCTAGCAAAATAAACAGGATCTTCTTTGCACTTAAGGAACTCAATAATTTGTTCCTCAGTCCATTGAATTTGGGTATTAGCTCTTTTTAAATTTGGATTGGAAAGGTAAGCATCACCTTGCTTAAGTTGAATATCTTGAATAGGCATAAATTAATAAATCTCTCTCCATCTAATAGAAACTCCAACGTTAGCAACATCTGTACCAATATTTTTCACACGAACTGAAAAAATTTCAGAATCTGTAGAGTCAAAATTTTGAGACAAGAAATTTTTCTTTGAAGTGGGTCCACTTGAAACATCTACAGTTGTTGCTGAAGGTTTTTGTGCATTTTGACTTTCTCCAGCAGCATAACCTCCCATAAAGTCTTCGGAATATGATGTGCTAATACCAGTTGCAGTCGAATTATATTCAACAACTGATTCTGTATTTTCAGAAATCCAAGTTCCGGTTGAATTAATACCAACAGAACTTCTAAATTTTACAACTTCATATTTTACATTTGCACCATTAGTAAATACTGAAACATCTTCAAGTTTAACTGTTGCCCTATTTGGATATCCTTTAAATGAATTCTTAAGTCTAATTGCAATGATGGGAACGGTAGTGCCCACACCAACAGTTCTTAAATCTGTCGTATGTGAAAATTCTCTTCCTGCCTCTGTATATCCACCCTCGCTCATTACGGTAGAACAAATTTGAATAAAAGAACCCCCAGCACCAACTTGAGTTCCGGTATTTCTAACCTCACATCTTACTGGAAGATTAGGATTTGCCATATAAACTGTTGGAATATGATTTGAATTATAAAATTCGTGGCATATTACATTTTTACCATCAATTGAAAATCCACAACGAACTCTACCTACTCCTAACCACTCAAAATCTGTAAAAAATAATTGAGTTTTGGTAATATCTAAAGTAAATCCGGAAGGTCCAGTTCCATCTAATCTATCTTTATTCCACTGAGTTTGTGGTACTCTTCTCTCAGATGCAATACCAGTTACATAGGATCTAATAACAAAACTTAAAGTTCCATCTGCTGCCTGCTCAAAGAAAATTCCATCCCTATCATCAAAATAACCAGTTCTTTTTACCACATTTTGTTGGGATTCTCCAAAATTAAATGTAGAATAAATTAATTGAGATTTGCCGGGCATATAATGGTGGTATCTCTTAGTTTGATGAATACAGTATCCATTTGTACTTATACCAGATTGCAAAATTGCTGCTGCTTGATTAGCATCAAAAGTTACAGATGCTCCAGTTCCAACTTTTACATCTACAAAATCTGGATCAATAGAGTATATGTGTTTGTAATCCCCAAGAGTATATGGATTTGATATTCTTAGACGACCAAATGCATCATCGCCTGGTTTCCAAGGTTCATATAAATGTGACATTAGATTACCCTCCAGGAATTACTTTTCCAAATAAATGTAAGTGAACCATAATCATAAGCAAGAATTGCTCTATCTCTACCATCAATCAAGTCCGAGCCTGTCGGTAGAATCGTAATATATCTATTAGTTCCTCGCGATGCTTCTCCGAGTTCGTCCTTAACAACAAAAATCTTTCCTTCTCTATCTGCTCTAGGTAGAGTAATAGTGACTGCACCTGCATAGTTTACGCCGATGTAGTAATCTTGCGGTTTTACGGTATATGAAGATGTAGTCACAGATGTTACTGGAACATCCATAAAAGTGAGATTGGTCTCACCACCACCACCTAATGTGGCAAGTTGTTGTTGAATACGAGAAAGAAAAAGACTGTAATGTTTTTGAAGATCTTCTAAAGTTGCAAAATTTTGATTTAGTGGAGAAAGTGGATCTTTAGTCTTTTCTTCCGGTGGAATATTTAGTAAACCTTCAGAAATGGTTTCTTCTTTTACTGGGGTCTTCTCAACCTTTTGCAAACGATCATAATAATCGGGAAGTTCATCAAGATGTTGAGATGCAATTTGCTTTGCAATATCTACATCATTCGTGTGTTCTTTTTCAACTTTTATTCCCTTTTTGAGTTGTGTTTCAATTTTTTCAACAGAAACCTTATGCTTTTTGGCAAGTTGTTCTGGAGTTTTATATGACTTTAATTGGTCTACAAAAAGTTTTTCAAATGAATCACCTATTAGAGAATCTATCTCATCTTTCTTTTTTTTCTTTTCTTCAGCAACTAATTTAAAAAGCTCTGATAATTCACTTGCCATAATTAGTTACAATTCCAACGACGCAGTGCTTTATTAATCCTACTATCTGGATCTCTTGCAGTTTTTGCTGAAGTTAGTTTTGACTTCATACCTTTCATTCTACGGCAAAATGATGCACGACGTTTTGCTCTCTTACCCTTTGGTTTCTTTTCAGTCACTGCAGTCTGAAGATTCGAACCTGGATTTTCGCGACGATAAGCATCAACTGCTTTTTGACTCAGACCATCAGTTCTATCCTGACGATTTACTTTTTGCCAATCTTCAAATAATTCTTCTCTCCAATTCGAGTATTCTTCTTTCTTAACACAATTTGGGACTATTTTTTTACCCTTCTTCTTCATACCAATCTGTTCATATCCATCCCAACAATCTTCCTTCACATCATGCTCACCACTATCCATATAGTCTGCTGCAGTATCAATATAATCTGCTGCTCTAGTGATTTTTGATTGTACCCAAGCTTCAATATTTCCTTCACCCTTACCAATCTTCTTCTTTAATCTTTTTACTGCAGAAATAATCTTAGAAATTTCAGAACGAGCCATCGAATGTTCGTGGTCATATGACTCTGGAAAATTTCCAGGATGTGGTCTAGTTGGATTATACTTTAATTGATTTGCAGTTAATCCCATAGTATTTCCCAGTTTTATTGGTGTTGAGAAAGTATCCCAAAATCTAGCTCCATATTTGCACTCATCTCTAGTTTCGTTTTTCTTACACTTGGGACAATATCTAATCATTTGCATTTCCTCTTTTTTTGTACCCCAATTGTCGGCACCAACTTTACGACATTTGACAAGTGCTCCAGATGCATATGCACTTGGCCAAACATCATACCTTGCTTTTACTTTATGATAGCAGGCATCTTTTTTACCACTACTTTTGCCTGGTCTATCCTTTTGCGCTTCGTTAAGTTCCATTTCTTCTTTAATTCCTGGTTCTGCCTTTACATAATTTGGGTCCTTTTTACCCTTTGCGAAAGTGGAGACCATAGTTGGTTTTTCGCCGCCGGATTTTGCTTGTTGACCTTTATCTTGTTCTCTTTTTCTGCGAACTGCTGATTTAATTAAAGATTCACCTTTTTTTCCCTTTTTCTTTAGTGCAGCAAGTCTTGCACTACTAAAACATTTTGGAGTTTTAGTTTCTCCAGGTTCATTAGCACAAGGAGAACCATCTGCCTGAACCCATCCTGGTTTTCCATTCTTAGATTTTGAACCTTTAAACCAATGGTGTAAAGTTCCTTCTTCTAATTTTTCTTTAATCCAATCATCGGGGGTTTTATGGTGCTTATCTACGAACGCATTATGAAGTTCCTTCGCAGTAACATCATAATCTTTCATAATACCTCTCATCAATTTATCAATTGAATCGTATGAAGTATCATCTAACTTGAGTAATCCTCTCTCAAGAACTTTTACCGCAGTTTTTTTGGATAAAGACATTTATAAAGACGTTACTCTTT